TTCGATCGCGACGCCAAGCACCTTGCAGTTCCCGTTAACCGGGACCATAGGCCACTGAGGATTCAGGCCCTTCAGGTACTTCTGGCTGCCGTCGATAATTAGCTTCTTGAACGTGGCTTCGTTGTCATCAGTCAGCTTTGCAACTACAAGGCTGCCATTGATCGCTTCACGGCCAGTATCGAACAGTACGAACGTTCCTGCCGGAATGCTGAGCCCAATAGGAGCTGTCATCGAATCGCCTTCCACCTGTAACCAGAAAGCATCCCCTTGCGTATGCGCGTCAGATTCAAGCCACATGTCGATGTCCTTTATCGTATATGCCTCACATGCTTCTCCCCATGCGCCGGCTTGAACCTTGCTGAGTACCGGGTAACGAGCTGTAGGTTTGTGAACCACTGGGTTGATCACATTGCCGTCAAGTGCAGCGCCAGTCCCATCTAATAGCCACTGGATGTCGCAGTTAAGCGCCTTGGCTAATTCCGGCAAGTATCTAGGGCGCTTTGTTTTCCCACTCTCAAGCTGAACGATGGCCTGCTGCGTCGTTCCAGCCCTCTCCGCTAGCTCTGTCTGAGTCAGACCCAGCTCAGTCCTTTTTGAAAGCACCCTTGCTGCAATTGTCATTTAACACCTCATTGAAAAAGAGATGTTCACAAGAAAAGCTGTAATTGACAAACAAAGTAGTTTGTATTTAAAATACAAGAAAGTTTGTCAAGGAGGCTATATGCAAACTATCTCACAACGCCTCAAGCAGAAACGCGCAGAGCTGAAGATGACTCAGACCGAGTTAGCTCTGAAGGCTGGAGTGAAGCAGCAATCAATTCAGCAGATTGAAGCTGGAATCACCAAGCGCCCTCGGAAGATCTTCGAAATTGCTGTTGCTCTGCAATGTGACCCTGTCTGGCTGCAATACGGAAGTGGCGTTAACACTGCCGCCTAAGATTCACCGCTCTTACACAACGGACATGAAGTCCTACGTCGCTGAAAAGCGAAATCCAAACGAAACAACAAAACGTTCGTGGCATTAGCTGCGGCTTTGTCACGTCTAAACACTTAACCAACAAGAGAATTATCCAACATGGATCACGCAAGAAATAGCAAGTTGATCAACGAAGTAGAAACAGAATTACGTTCCCGCCTGACCCATAAAGGGCAGCGCGTTCTGGCTGATGAAGCTGGATGGCATGAATCGAAGGTAAGCCGCTTAAACCTGCGCGATATGGCGACGGTTTTTGTGCTGCTGGAAAAGGTGTGGGAGACGAGCCTGATAGCAGAGGTTGCCAGACAAGCGGTAGCTGCTGCGATGGGAAAAGAAAAGGCGTCGAGTGCTGGAACACTGGACGCCTGATGCGAAATGACTGGATCAATTCACAGGAGTAATTATGACACAGCAGATTGATGAATACCAGGCACTGACAGAGATGAAAGTGCCGGATGCGTACAGGCAGAGTGGTTTTGTTTACGTGCTTGAAAATCGTTGCATGCCTGGCGTTTATAAAATTGGCATGACTACCAACTGCCCTGACGCACGAGCAAAGGAGATATCGGGGTCTACTGGCGTACCTGAGCCTTTCCGGGTGCTGGCAGCATTCCATTCAATGTCACCACGGGCTGATGAGCAGCTGATTCACGAAGCTTTCTCCTCTTATCGTGTCAGCGAGAAGCGTGAGTTCTTTCAGCTGGACGACTATGGCCTGTCTGGCCTGCTTTCTGAAATGGAATCCATTATTGGCCCGGAGCGGAATGCTGAGTGCGCAGAGCTGGCAATGAACTACTCGCTGCTGTCATTTCACAAGCAACATGAAATTGATGTTGAATCAGAGCTGAATGACGTCGGCTTAAATGGATTTTATGGCGAGGAAACATCTTCCATAAATTTTCTTATCCGACTTGGCATTTCTCGCCTCAAGGAAATCACCACGCAGTCAGGCTGTTCGGTTGTTATCGACTGCGATGGCTCAGTGAATCTTATCAAAGACATTTACACGCAATGGAAGGAGGAAAACCATGAGCAGTAATGTTCAGCGAGTGGACTTCTCCAGCCGAAAAACTTTACCAGATAAGCCAGGAGGTCACGTGGCCGACCTTGAGAACGGCTTTCTGCGACTGGCTAATCAGATTCAGGATGCACTTTGCAAAGTTGAGTTGTCGGGGCGTGAATTCCGCGTCCTGAATTCAATTATCCGCCTGACATATGGATGGTCGAAAAAAGAGGATCGGATAACAAACAGCCTCATTGCTGACACAACCGACCTGAGTGTAAAGCACTCATCGGAAGCAGTGAACAACCTTGCAGAGCGGCAGATCCTGACCATGAGACGCATAGGGCAGACACGCTATATCGGCATCAATACAGACTTGGAAAAATGGGCTTACAAGAAACCGGCGGCGGCGGTAACTATCCCTAAAAAAAGGGATACCAAAACCATCCCTGAAAAAGGGGAGAGCCATCCCCAGAATCAGGGAGCACCATCCCCGAAAACAGGGAACACCAAAGACATTCTTCCAAATACAAATAAACAATTAAAACCCCCTAAATCCCCCAAGGGGGAATCGAAAGGTTTTGACCCTTACTCGATAGCTGTCCCTGAATGGCTTAACCAGACGGCATGGCATGAGTGGATTAAATACCGTCAGGACTCTAAGAAGCCAATCAAGACCGAGATTACTGTGACCAAAGCTTTCGCAGTGCTGAAAGACTGTCTTGATGATGGGCACGATCCGGTCGACGTCATCAACGCCAGCATAGCGAACGGTTACCAAGGCCTGTTCAAACCGAAGTTTCCTATCCGCAAGCAGCTACCAGTTCAGCAACAGCCGACGCAGCACTGGAACAGCATCGAAGCCTGGGAGAATGAATTCCTATGAGAAATCTCGTATCAGCAATTCAAAACCGTGATGCCGGCGCCCTGGCACGCATGGCTGGAGACGGACCGCAGCCAGTCGACCGTGGAGTACACGAAGGCGTTGAGCGCTTAGTCGATGCGCTGTTCAGTAACCTGAAGCAGGTTTTCCCGGCTTCAGTCAGCACAGCGCTGAAAGACCCGCGCGACGAAGCCTCAGCCAAGCGTCAGTGGATCGCCGCCTTCGCCGAAAACGACATCAGCACGAAGCAGCAGCTGTCGGCCGGCATGAAGCACGCCCGCGCCAGTGCCTCGCCGTTCTGGCCGTCGCCTGGACAGTTTATCGAGTGGTGCAAGCAGGGCGAGCTTCGCTCCGCTGGCCTGCCGGACGAAGACGGCCTGTATGACATGGTGATGAAATATTCCGCCCGCCGCGGTCTGATCGACAGCCCCGAGGCGTATCCGTGGGAAAGCAACGCCGCATACTGGATGGTTACCGGCCTGTACAGCACCATGCGCGCCAACAACCTCTCTGAGCCTGAGCTGCGTGCAAAATGCCGCGCCGAGCTTCGCAAAATGGCGTCGCGAATCGAGTCTGGCGAAGAAATTCCGCCACCGCGCGCGCAGCTGGAAAAGCTCTACATGCCAACAGCCAGCGAAAAGGCTCTGGACAACGTTGCCCGGTTGAAAGCTCTCGTCAGGAAAGGGAGATAATCATGAGCGAAAACATCAGAAGCAGCTTCGAACGTTTTTATCACAGCGTTCACGGCGACAAGCACAGCATGACCCGATCGCACCTCGGCTATCAGGATGAGACTGTCGATCGTGCTTTTTTCTTCTGGCTGGCCGGACGGGAAGGAGTGAGGGCATGACGCAGGTAACGCAGCTGATTATCCGACCTTCGCAGGACCAGACGCGCAACCTGCTGCTTGCGATCATTGACGTCGCACGGAAGCAACCAGCATCGCAGGACACGCTGGCGCATATCCGCACGCTGGCCTCAGAAGCTGTTGACCTGATGGGCTGTCAGCCTCCTGGTGATACGGCGCCAGCCGGGAGCAGCAAGCAAGTCACCATTTCAAAGCGCGATTACCGGCAGATCTGCAACGCCTACATCAACGCCGTGAACGCCCAGCAGCAGCTCCTCATGGTTCATCGGGGTGACAAACCGTTTTCAGATGCAGCCGTAGGGCGCCTGGAAGATGCGTTTCACGTAATTATTCAGCAACTGAAGGAGGTTGTTGATGGAGATACCGAAGGATGGCATACGGCTTCATAGGTCGAACTTCAACGCCATCGGGCAGCAAATCCTCCCCATGCTCGACTCTGGCGAAACCTACCGGCTGATCATCAAGCCGTGGCGCGAGAAGCGCAGCCTCAACCAGAACGCCTTATCCCACATGTGGTACAGCGAAATCAGCGACTGGCTCATCCGACGCGGCAAAGACTTTGCCTCTCCCGAGTGGGTGAAAGACGCGATGAAGCACACCTATCTCGGCTACGTAGAGCGCGAGATGGTCGATGTGGTGACAGGGGAAACGACAGTGATCCGTTCGCTACGGCATACCTCAGACCTCGACACCGGCGACATGCATTTCTACCTCACCCAGGTGGAAGGCTGGGCGCTGAGCCTCGGCTGCAAACTCACGGTGCCGGCCGACAGCGAATACATGAACCTGAAGGAAAAACAAAATGGGTAAAGCCATTGTTCAAACCATTCCCGAACTTCTCGTTGAGACGCGAGGGAACATGGCAGCAGTTGGCCGCATGACAGGCATCGCCCGTCAGACGGTGAAGTGTTACGCACACGACGTTGATGGAAAGAAACATGCGATCGTCAACGGCGTTCTGATGGTCGCCCAGGGGAATCGTGGTCCGAGGAAAAAGGGAGAGTCTGATGCAAAAGACATGGTTCACTCATGATCCGGTAGATACCGACACCGCCAACGAACTCCTTTCACGCTACTCCGCCCGCAATATCCTGACCCAAAAGACACTCGCCACCGATCCCCGCCTCTGGCTGATCAGCGCGCTGCTGCCTGAAGGGAATTACGAACCACGGAGAGACACGACCTATGAGCACAAATGCTGGGCGTAAGCGCTGCTGCAAATGCCTTACCGTTCTCACCAGTGAGGACAAACACCGGTTCGGGGTCAACTGTGAAATCTGCGAAGAAGACACCTGGTATTACGAGCACTTCGACTATGTCCCGTTCCACACCATCTGGCGATACGTCTGCTATCAGCTGCGCTGGTTGCGGTTTGGCATTGCCGCCGGGCTGGGTATATGCCTGCGGCCGTTGCTGCGCCGCCTGGATGCAAGACGACAACTTCAGAATGCACGGAGGGAGCGATGAGGAAGCTCAGACGCCGCTGTAAAAACCCTGACTGCCGCGAATGGTTCCATCCTGGCTTCCAGAATCAAACGTGGTGCAGCGCAGAGTGTGGAACCATAATCGCCCTGGCCAGGCGGGAGAAAGACCGGCAGAAAGCGAAACAGGAAGCAGAGCGACGACGAAGAGAAGAAACCCAGCAGGAAAAACGCCACACCAAAATCCGCAAGTTAGCAGCTCAGCCCCTCAGTTACTTCCATAAGCAAGCCCAAACAGCCTTCAACGAATATATCCGCACCCGCGACGCAGAACGGCCTTGCATCAGCTGCGGACGATTCCACGATGGAAAGTATGACGCCGGACATTACCGCACCCGCGGTGCTTCACCGGCCACCCGTTACGACGAAACCAACTGCCATAAGCAGTGCGTCCCCTGTAACCAGCACCTCTCCGGCAACATCGAGAACTACACGCCAAACCTGATTAAGAAAATCGGGCAGGCTGCTTTCGATCGCCTGATGGGGCCGCACCCGGTGAAGAAGTGGACGCGGGAAGAATTGCAGGAACTGGCCGCGCACTACCGGCAGAAAACCAGAGAGCTGATCAAACAAAGGAGCGAAGCAGCATGAGCCTTGAAGCAACAGTGAAGTACCACTTCCCGAAGGGCCAGAACTTCAGTGGCACAGCGCCTCAGACATCGCCCGATGCGATGACCGGCACCGACTATGTAGCTGCAATGGGCATGACGCAAAGCCGTGCGCCGCTGGGTTACGCTGCGTTCATGGGGAAGGTGGGAGTAAGCGAGAACGACGCCCGACGCGCCGTGTCCCTGTTGACTGATTTTGCACTGCAGACCTGCGATCGGGTTGCCGCCCTTCGCAAGCTTGAAACAGATATTAAACCAGCCGTGATGCAAGTGCTCGCAACTTACGCCTATCTCGATTACTGCCGCAGCGCCGCCAGCGTTAAGCCGTGCGAATGCTGCAGCTCCACCGGATTTATCGCCGCGGAAGTCGTGACGATGAAGTCGATGCTGTCCGGTGCTGGCCGCCGCGAAGTGCGTGAGCAGGTCCGGGTGCGCTGTAAAACATGCGCAGGTAAAGGAGTCGTGTCATCGGCGTGCCGGGACTGCAACGGGCGAGGGCGCGCGGTGATGCGCAAAGAGTCAGAGCGGCAGGGCGTGCCGGTGATGGGCGACTGCAAGCAGTGCAGCGGAAGAGGGTTTGAGCGTATTCCTTCAACCGCAGCATATCGCGCGATCAGCAGCATGACCGATTCAATCAGCCTGGCTACGTGGGAGAAGAGCGGCAAGCAGTTTTATGAAACGCTGATTGGCAAGTTAGAGACAGAAGAGTCATGGGCCAATGCGGCACTAAATAGGGTTACCGCCTAAAGCCAAATAAAATAGCCTGTTATTTTATCGCGGGCTATTTACTTTTCCGGAAGTCAGGGATATAGTTCCAAACAGTGAAAGCTACGTCTTGTTGTTGAGCGGCAACAAAGCAAAGCAGTCCACGGCTTCAAAGTGGACACTAAAAGCCCTGCGGATTAATGCCGTGGGGTTTTTTTTGGACTGAATTTCTGCAGCCAGCAGGAACGCCCCGGCTCTGAACGGATGAGGCGGGAACCAAAGCCGCTGATGGGTTATGAGGATTCGGCTGGGCGGATCGGAAACTGCGGCACCCAGCAAAAACAAATCACAAGGCACTGCTTCAGCGGTGGCTTTCTGTTTAGCGCCCTCCCAAAACCAAATCGGATGACCCTCATTGCTGTGATGGGGAGGAGCGCTTTTTTCTACGACGAATAGCCGCATCCGCGGCGTTCTCATTGTGATCAACTAAAGCTGCGTCGGGCATTAGACGGCGGGAAGGTCCGGGGAAAGCTCTCAGGTGACAGTGAGAAGTTTAACCGGGCTTGTTCTGTTCACAATGTCATCAATTCCTAAACAGAAGAAGCCTCCATTAAGGGGGTAGGAAGATGCGACGTATGCCTTATAAATCTGATCCAGGCCTTATAGCCGCACTGATAGCGCTGGGAATGACAGTGCTCGGGTCGGTAGCGGCTTATGCCTACAAAGTTTTAAGCGGAGAGGCCTTCAGCTGGCGGACTCTCTGCCTGCAGATGATTGTCTCCATCTTCGCCGGCTTTCTGATGATGCTCCTCGCCATTTACTGGAACTGGCCACAGGAAGTTACCGGCGCCATCTGTGGGATGGCTGGCTGGTCTGGATCATCTCTCATCAAGGCTCTTGAAAAGCGTTTCCTGCAGAAAGCTGCGGGCGATGCGGGAGTGGCTGAATGATTACCCGTGACCAGTTCAGAAAAGCCGCGGCGATTAGCGACGCGCTGGCGGCAAAATGGTATCCGCATCTGGCGGCCGCAATGGAAGAGTTCGGGATCAACACTCCAAAGCGCCAGGCTTATTTCATCGCGCAGATCGGAACGGAGTCGGGCGGGTTCACTGTAGTCAGGGAAAGCCTGAATTACTCGGTGGCCGGACTCGCGATCTTCGGATCGCGCCTTACCGCAGCTCAACGTGAGCAGCTTGGACGGAAGCCCGGAGAGCCTGCATTGTCGCAGGAACGTCAGGCGGCCATCGCCAATCTGGTTTACGGTGGGCGCTACGGCAATAACCTCAATGGCGACGGCTGGAAGTATCGCGGACGTGGGCTGAAGCAAGTGACTTTCCACGATAACTACGAAGCTTGCGGTAAGGCCTTAAACCTTCCGCTGCTGGCCAGTCCTGATTTACTGCTGGAAGACGCCAACGCCGCTCGATCGGCTGGCTGGTTCTGGCAGGCCAATAACTGCAACCGCTTTGCCGATGCTTCGGACGTTACCGGCCTGACCCGCAAAATTAACGGCGGGATAAACGGCCTGCCCGATCGCATTGCCCGCACTAAGGTTGCTGAGCAGGTGCTCGTATGACAGGTAAAGCAAGAATGGCCCGCTATCGCCGATTCATCCCTACGCTGTTTGCAGTGGTCATCATCGGCTTCGTCGGCAAGCTCTGGTATGACAACGTGAACCTAACCGAGCGCAACAACCGCCTGCGCGAGCAGTTCATTCTGGCGAACGAGCGCAACATGAAGTTCGCGGAAGGCCTCGGGCCGATTACGAAGCGACTCGACAGCCTGGCTACCACTCTCGACGAAGAGAGCCGCCGGCGTTCTACAGCTGAAGCGCGAGCTAACTCCCTGCAGAAAGAAAACGAGTTCCTGCGCAGCACTGGCAAGTGCTCTATCGCTATCGATCCTAACGCGGTCCAGAAGGGCGCTAAAGAACCCAGCACCGTAATTATCCAGGCAGCGCCGGCAGGTGAATGATGAAGTGGTTAGCTGATAACTGGAAAGTGTTCGCCATCATCGCGCTTATAGCTGCAGCGGTAGGTTACGGGGAGGTTCGCTACCGCAGTGGCTGGTATGCGCATAGCGCCAAGGTTAACGCTGACTACGCTCTGAAGAAAGAGAAGGCAGAAGCCAGGCTGGCTCCAACAGAGCAGAAGGCGGCTGAAGCTAACGCTGAAGGCAAAGTTATCTACCGGACCATTACTCGTGATGTGGTGAAGTATGTTCAAGACCCGAACCGCAATCGCTGTGATTTTGATGATGATGCTGTCAGGTTGCGGCAACAGGCAATCGACGCTGCCAACAATATCTCAGGATTTGATGAGTCCGCCATGCAAACTCAGCCCGGCGGGAAATGACAGTGACGCAGATCTGCAATCAGACGTTGAGAATGCGGAGTGTGTGAGAACGCTCCGGCTTAACACTTACCGATGGCAGGCTTGGTACCGGGCATCCATTTAAAATTAAGGGATTGCTGACCCATGTTGAAAGCCCGGCGAGCGGGCTTAGTTAGCATGATTATTAACCGGCAAATCCAGAGTTTAAAGTTGCTATGAGTGATTCTTTAGTTATGCCACGCATATGATTCCACTCATCTTTTCTAGCGGGAAGAAATACTTCAAGCATCCGGCGATACGGACCAACCTTCTCAGAATGAGAATTTCTAGTTAAATCCTCTGATCCTGAGAATCGCCCCATCTTCTGGAGCATTCTACCTATTGACATATACTCGCCCTCGTTATTCCCATCAAATCCCGGGAATTCAAGTGAGTATTCTTCATTGAAGAACTGAACTTGCGCGGCTACATCTGCTTTATCTTCAGGGCTAAGCTTTAGGTAGGTTTCATTCAAGATCTTGTACATATCGTAAACATCGACGAAGAAACTAACTTCCTTAGGGGTGTCATTGCCCGAATAAAGATGTTGGTACTCCCAATCAATTGCCCAGTAGTTTTCAGAAGTGATCGCTTCCTCGATGATTTCTGGGTCATAACTGTGCTTAATGCCAAGTGCGCGATAGATATCACAAAGCATCAATATTTGAAGTTTTTCTTGCTGAGTGTATTTCATGATATTTCCTAGAGGTTAGCCCGAAAAATGGGCACTTCCAATATCCAAAATACTCAAAAATTATCAAGAATAATTTAAGGGTCAACCATGGCAGCACCTGACTGGTAGAACATAGAGTCGGCCCACTGTGCTGATTATATGCGTTTGCCGTCAATAGTAACGCTGGCGTCAGCTGTACTGTTGGGAATGTAAATTTTCACCTTAGAACCAGATGCTGTAACCACCTCAATTGTTACTGATGTTGGTGGTGCGCCAGTGTCATCACCAGTAAAAGCAGCAACTATATCTTCGGATGATTTATCCTCGATGATTGGCATCAAGTCACCGTTAACTAAGCCAGCATGAATTCTCAGGTTACCCATACATTTCTCCTAAAGGCATATAAATGGCACTCACCGACAAACAAGAGATGTTCTGTCGCGAGTACCTCATCGATTTGAACGCCACGCAAGCGGCCATTCGGGCGGGGTACAGCGAAAAGACCTCGAACGAGCAGGGCGCCCGACTGTTAGCAAATGTTAGCGTCCAGAACAGAATCTCCGAACTTAAAGCACAGCGCAATGATCGGATCGATGTTGATGCTGATTATGTGCTGAAACGTTTGTTTGAGATTGACCAGATGGACGTCCTCGACATCCTCTTAGCCAATGGTGAGCTAAAGCCCATCAAAGACTGGCCCAAAGTCTGGCGCATAACCCTGTCGGGAATGGACGTCACCGAAATGGCTGGCGACGCTGCCGGGCTCCTGAAAAAGATTAAGTGGCCGGACAAGGTCAAAAACCTTGAGCTGCTTGGTAAGCACATCAGCGTGATGGCGTTTAAAGAGCAGGCGTCACATGAGCACACCGGCAAGAACGGCGGCCCGATTGAAGTGGCCACGCTGACGAAAGACGAATACAAGGCTGCCCGGCGGGAGATGTTGGAGGATGACGACTGCTGAGCAAAAGAACTATGCACGCCGCTTAGAGTGTGAGGAGGACGGGCTTTACTTTTCCCGCTACTTCTTCAAGCAGCGCACCGGCGGCAAGATGATTGTCGCGCCTCATCACCGGGTAATACAGCAGACGCTGGACCGTGTGATTGATGGCGAAATAAAACGGCTGATCATCAACGTTCCGCCTGGTTACACCAAAACCGAACTGGCGACAATCAACATGATGGGCCGGGGGCTGGCACTGAACAGCCGCGCCCGCTTCATGCACCTTTCCTATTCGCATAACCTCGCGCTGCTGAATTCCTCAACCGCCCGCACCATGATCAAGTCGAAGGCTTATCAGGCGATGTGGCCCATGGAGCTGCGAGACGATGCCGACAGCAAGGCGATGTGGTGGAATGAGCACGGCGGCGGCGTTTACGCTTCGTCAGCTGCTGGTCAGGTAACCGGCTTTCGTGCCGGGCATATGGAGCCAGGCTGGCAGGGTGCGCTACTGATTGATGACCCGGTAAAACCTGACGATGCCTACAGCGAAACTGTTCGCGGCGGGGTAAACAACCGGTTTAACGAAACCATCAAATCACGTCTGGCCGTTGAAACGACGCCGATGATCGTGATTATGCAGCGCATCCACTATCACGACCTGAGCGGCTATCTACTGCGCGGTGGCAGCGGGGAGATGTGGCATCACCTTAATCTGCCGGTCATCATCGATAACAGCCAGAGTTACTCCGAACAGTATCCGGACAACACCCACGCTATACCGATTGAACACGGCCTGCCTGATGGCTGGCTGTGGCCGTTCAAGCACAACGAGTCGCACCGCGTCTCGCTGTTTTCTCACCGGCGCACTGCTGAAGCTCAGTACATGCAGAACCCTAAGCGTTTCAACGCCGAGGGAGCGCTGTGGGACGAGGAGATGATCAACGCTGCACATGAGATGCGAATAACCAAAGAGCTGACGCGTACCGTGGTTGCAGTCGATCCGCAGGCTACGAACAGCGAAGAGAGTGACGAATCAGGCATTGTGGTTGCCAGCGTATACGGGAACGGCGATGAGAGGCAGTACAGCACTGACGCAGACTACAGCGGCAAGTATTCCCCCAACGGCTGGGCAACTCGCGCGATTCAGGCATATCACGACCACAAAGCTGACGCGATCGTGATTGAAACCAACCAGGGCGGCGACATGGCTGAAGATACGCTGGTGAATACCGGTTTTACCGGCAGGATCATTCGCGTTCACGCCAGCAAGGGTAAATACGCCCGAGCTGAGCCCATATCAGCACTCTATGCGCAGGGCCGCGTAGCGCATCGCGGCAGCCTCTACACGCTGGAAAATCAGCTAATGGAATACGTACCGACCACCGCAAAGAAATCGCCCGACAGGCTGGACGCAATGGTCTATGCCCTTACCGAACTAAGAGAACCGCAGATAACCGGCATGTTGGTGCGTAAGCGCTGACGGAGGACAACGTGACACCAGATAAATTGAATGCGCTGTCCGTGGCAATTAACAGCCTGGCGGAGGGGCGCGCTCGTGCACTGTACGGGCAGTATGTTGGCAAATCGGGGAATACCAAGCGCCAGCGCATCTACCAAGAGTTTGGCTACCCGAACCATCTGACCTTCGACGACTACTACAACGCCTATGAGCGAAACGCTATCGCGGGCGCCGCAATCAAGCGGATGTCCGATGGTTGCTGGGAGGATTATCCTGAAGTGTTTGAGGGTGATAAATCCAAAGACGCTGAGGCTGAATCCGACTGGGACAAACAGCTGAAGCGGCTTCTAAAGCGTTGCTGGAAGCAAATCAAGGATGCCGATCGGCGTAACATGGTTGGCCGGTATTCAGCGCTACTTATTCAGTTGCGAGACAGTGGAAAATGGTGGGAGCCAGCCAATAAAACAGTAATCGGCAGAACGGCAGATAAGGCTCTGGTTAAGCTGATCCCGGTATGGGAATCGCAGCTGGATGTCAGCGAGTGGGATACCGACCCAGACAGCGAAAGTTTCGGTCAGCCAAAGATGTACAGCTTCACCGAGCTTCCGGTTGAAGGCCAGCAGGGCGGCGCGCCGGCGCGACAGATCAGTATTCACCCTGACCGCGTGATCATCCTCGCCGAAGGTGCTGATGATGGGCTGCTGACCTCTGGCGTACCCCTCCTGCGTCCAGGCTACAACAAGTTGCTGGACATTGAGAAGGTATCAGGCGGCAGCTCTGAGGGATTCCTGAAGAATGCCAGCCGGCAGCTTAACTTCGCTTTCAGTGAGAAAACCGATTTCCGCGCGCTGGCTGCAGCCCTTGGCGTTGCGGATGGTGATCTGGCTGACGCGCTTAATGAACAGGTAGTCCGTCTTAACCAGAGCACTGATGCTGCAACGTTTATGCAGGCGGGCACAGCAGAAGTACTTTCCGTTGCTGCTGCTGACCCTGAACCCACCTGGCGTACCTCGTTAAGCGAATTCTGCGCAACGCTGCCGATGCCCGTGAAAATTCTTATCGGGCAAATTACGGGAGAACGAGCATCGTCTGAGGATAATAAAGACTGGGCGAAAACCCGCATGTCGCGCCGCAACGGCTTCCTTTCTGATGTGATTGAAACGCTGGTGCGCAGATTCTGGTCTATCGGGCTAATCGCCCCGGCGGCCAATGATGAAATCACCGTCTCATGGTCTGATCTGCTGGCTCCTTCACAGGCCGACAGAATCGACAATATGGCGAAGATGGCTGATGTCGCCCAGAAAACGCAGCAGGCATTTGGCAGTTCCGCAGTGAAAGAGAACGAGATTCGCGCAGTTGGAGAGCTGCAAACTCTCCCTGAGTATGAGCCTCAGCAACCGCGCGATCCGAACAAAGCGCCCACAGGTAAGGACCCGCTGACTGATGATGAAACCACAGCTGATCCGAACGCCGGTAATACCCCGCAATAAAGCAGACCCGACACAGTCAGCCCGTCCGGTTAACCGGATGTTTCGCGACATTGAGGTGCGCTACTACCGCATCAAAGTAGCGCTTAAGCAGCTATTCGATGAGCGACTAACCGGACATGAGCGAGCCAGTAACCATCAATCGCATGCGGTGCACGGAAACGTCATCTACCAGGTGAATGCTGGGGCATATATCTATGACATGACGGCTGCGCAACTGGCTGACCTGCTTCAGCGCGTGCAGATCATTCTGGATGATGCACTGCTTGAGGGGGGCAGCAACAACCTCTGGGCGCTGAGCTACGTCTCTGACGAGTATGAGCGCGGCACGCATCAGGCATTCACTAACCTCTCTGTTCAGTCGCCGATATACGAGCAGCAAACCACATTGGCGCAGCTGCTGAGCAGCCCGGCTTATCAGAATCAGGTCGCAGCTGCTTACGTCTCCACTTACAGCGACTGGCGACTTGAGTCGGACAGGGTGCGCGGTGATATGGCGAATGTAATTTCCGACGCGGTAGGGCGAGGTATAAACCCGCGCGAGACAGCGAGGATTATCAGTCAGCGGCTGGATGTCTCGATGGTCCGAGCCAAAAACATGGCGCAGACAGAGCAGGTTGGCGCGCTGCGACAGGCCCAATGGCAGGAAACGGACTGGTCACGAGAAAGGCTTGGTTTGAACACGGCCCTTCTGTGGCTGTCAGCACTCAAGCCCACGACGCGCAGCTGGCATGCCAGCCGTCACGGCAAGGTGTACACCACCGAAGAGGTGCGAGACTTCTACGCCGAGAATGGCAACCGGTACAACTGCTACTGCAGCCAGATTCCGGTGCTGCTCAACGACGACGGCATCATTTTTAACAAAGGATTATCTGAAAAGTTAGCCAAAGAGAAAGCTAGCTGGTATCAGTAGATGGAAACATTTATTGAGATAACTATGATGCCAAAGAAAATAGGAATTTTGTTTAAGGTATTCTCCAGAGAAGACTACAAGGAGGGGTTTCTTGATGGTCATTTATATATGAACACCATTGACTACTTCCGGAAATATGAAGAAGAGTTGGACGGAAATATTGCTGACAAGTTTGAAGCGCTTACAGGATGGCTCCAGCCGCATGATGTCATACTAACCCTTGAAGTTAATGGTGAAAAACTGACCTTAAATCCTGATGATATGGCTGCACCGACAACAATAAGTATGAAAAAACATGACTATGCAAATGTGTATTGCATGACTCAGCTACACTCGCATGACATAGACATGTCGTGTGTTAAAGGCGCTGAGGAAGAGCGGCTTCTAAGAGAATATTTTACTTTACCTAAAGAAAGCCAAAACTTAGGTGCATATCTTGTAATCATTGTAAATCCTGCAGCTTTCCTTGAAAGGGTCAGGTTGGCGGTTCTGGAGCATATGGAAAGGGAAGATGTATATGCTTACCAGGCAAAACAAGTAATTTATTACGATGAAAATACTACCAGCCTAACCTTAAAGGAAGACATGGAGGCACCTTTCTATAAGCAAAGTAAGTATGCACATCAATCTGAATTCCGATTATGTCTCTTGAGAGATAATCCAAATAACAAGGCTTTTACACTAAATATTGGAAGTATTCGAGACATAGCAACAGAGATACGCACTGAAGAATTTAATAGTTTGATAGAGATAAAACGTAACTAATCCCAAAAGCCGGCGATAGCCGGTTTTTTTAATGCCTAAATCCATCAATGAGGACCCAGCATGAAACGCAACCGCGTTAACGTGCTGACCGTCGTCAACTCCGCTTCAAACATCACTACCGAAACCATCGACGGCAAGCCACATATCGTGGTTCGCGGCATCACGCCTGTCGTGGACGATATCGTGATGAACCGGAAGTTGTACCCGGCAGCAGAAATTGAGAAGGCGTTTAACACGCTGGAGCGCAACCCGATGCCGCTGGGGCACCCCAAAGTGGACGGCAAGCATGTTTCGGCGCGCGATGTTCGCGCAGTCAACAACTACCACGTTGGCGCCTGGCTTCAGAACGTGAGCCACGCAGACGGCAAGGTAACCGGCGACATGTACGTTGACCGGCGCTATGCCGAATCCAGCGAGAAGGGTAAGCGCCTGATCAACCGCCTAGATGAAATGGCAGCCGGCACAAACTCCGACCCGATCCATATCTCTACCGGCCTGCTTTATTCCGGCATTGCCGCTAACGGCGAGTCGAAGGGCAAAAAGTACAACGAGATCGCCACCAACATGATGTTCGACCATGTTGCGGTGCTTCTCGATGAGCCGGGCGCAGGAACGCCAGATGAAGGCGTTGGCATCTTCGTTAACTCTGAGGGCGAAGAGCAAGAGTTAGAAGTGGTCAACCTGGCAGAATCCGAGACGCCCGATCCGGCTTTACCGCAGGACCCCGCACTTAAAACACTTTTCAACCAGCTAAAGGCGTTTTTCAGCGCCAACAGCAATTCCGTCAAAGAGGAAGTAAACCCGATGAAAGAACTCATCACCAATGCGCTGAAAGCGAAAGGTATCGACGTTGAAGGTAAGTCTGATGCTGAGCTGATGGACGCTTACAACCAGATGGCAGCTGATGACGCTAAGGCAAAAGCCGAAGCCGAAGAAAAAGCCAAGAAAGAGAAGGATGAGGCAGACAAAAAGGCCAAAGAGACGGCAACGAACAGCGAGCAGGCTCCAGCGTGGTTCAAGCCGTTTGCCGACAAACTGACCACCATTGAAAGCGGCCTGGCGGTTAACGCCGACAAAGAAAAGGGCGAAAAGCGCAATGCCGTGAAAGCCAAGTTTGGCCTGGACGATCTGGCCGTCAACGCTCTCGATGGTGCAGCGCTGGATGGCTTGTATGCCCAGTGCCAGACCACTACCGGCCTCAACGGTTCTTTCCGTCAGGTCAACTCTAACCAGTCCCTCAGCGAAATGCCGGAGTAAAAAATGGCGAAAGATGGAAAGCATGTAATTCACGCTGGCGGCGTGTTCCCTAATCCGCTGCTTAACCGTGAAGGAGCAGCAGCTGCTGCAACAAAACCCGGCACCATTGGCTTCTTTGATGCAGGAAAATTTACCGCGTCAGCAGATGGCAACGAAGAAGCCATTCTGTATGTCGCTAACTATGACTATCTCCGCTGCCTGACTGTCGATGACAGCATTCCGGCAGGTGAGCTGGTTGTGGGCATCCAGCCAATGCAGGGCATGTTCCTGAACGTGCGCGCCGCTGCCGGCACCTACAAAAAGGGTCAGCCTCTCTCTGTCGCAAACGGCCAGGTCAAGGCGCAGGCCGATGGCGAAGCTATTCGCTGCTTTGTAGAAGAAGACAAGGCCTATACCACTGCTGCAGGTGACCTGCTGCGTGTCGTGATCAAGTAAGGAGCACCTGAATGTTTGTATTTTCCCGTTCCATTGGCGAGCGCACTGGCAACCTTGAGGTCAACCAGGCGCAGTTTGCCGAATTGCAGATGGCACGCAATGAAGGCGCCCAGGCTGCCGCCGACTTCCTCGGTCGTGTACGCGGTATCCGTGAAGATGCCGATCGCCTGAATGCGGTCAACGCAGTTGATGACATCCGCCGCCTTTACCGCGCGTTTGATACCACCGTACTGGCGCAGTTCGAGCCCAACACGCAGTTCACTCTGCTGAACGACCTGATGCCGCTATCGCGCTCTGTGCGCATCGAACAGTCTCGCTACGACTATGCGCGTACCGGCGGCCGTGGCTGGGCACACACATCCATGAGCGGCCAGATTGGCGCGGCCCTCGATGCGAAGTCTTACACCTTCGACGGCACCATGGTCCCCATCCACGATTCTGGCTTTAAGTTCACCTGGCGTGACCCGATCTTCAACAGCCCGTCAGCACTTCAGTCTCAGGCTGATGCCCAGCGCGGTTCTGTTGAGGACGTGCAGCGCCAGTACGTTGACTATGTGTTCAACGGGTTCCGCGACTCCGAAGGCAACTTTGTGCAGTTTGACGGCCTGACGTGGAAAGGCCTCAAAAATGACGAGCGTGTCGCGCAGGTCACACTGACCTTTAACTTCGCAACCAGCACCGATCCGGTAGCGCTGCGTACCAACGCCATCGCGCTACGCGATGTGGTTCGCGTAACCAACAGCCAGTATGCGCCGCAGACCTGGTATGTTTCTGCCGAGATCATGTCGAACCTCGAGCGTTATTTCGACGTGAACGCCACCCGCACCGTACTGGAAGAGCTGCTGAAGCTGTCCGGTATCGCCGCCATCAAAGAAGATGCGCAGCTGTCCGGCAACGAAATCCTGATCGTCCCGCTGACCGCAGGCGTTATCGCGCCGATCGTTGGTCAGGCGATTGGCACCGTTGCCGACCCGCGCCAGTTCTACAACAGCGATTACGTGTGGCGCACCTGGGGTGCAATGGGCCTGATGGTCAAGCAGGACATCAACAACAAGTTCTCCGTCATCCACGCCTCTTAAGGAGCAATCAATGGCACTAGTGAAAATCCTGAGTCCTAACCTTTTCGCCGGTGCCGGTTTCCAGAAGCTGGAGGCCGGTAAGGTTTATGACGTTGATAAATCGATCGCTGAAAAGTGGGTTGCGGACGGTAAAGCCGAAGCATCCAAAGAGAAAGGGGAGGCGCTTCAGTTCGAAGTGGCAACTCCTTCTGCGCCTGTCTCCGCTGATACCTCAGCGCTGCAGACGCAGCTTAATGACACGCTGGAGCAGCTGAAGCAGGCTCAGTCCGATGCTGACACCAAAGATAAAGAGCACGCCGACGCGCTGGAGCAGCTGAAGCAAGCCCACGCTGAAGAGCTGCAGACGGTAACTAAACGCGCTGAAGAAGCGGAAGCAGCGCTGGCAGAAGCAACCAAGAAGGCGAAATAACCATGGAAGCCCAAATCACGCTTGATGACGTAAAGCCGCTGATAGCTGAGCTGGGCTTCACGGTTCCCGACGCAGTGCTTCAGTTGCTAATAGAGCAGGTCAGTGCAGCGTCTGCCTGTATGGACGGGGCGGGCTACTCCGAAAGCCTGCAAAAGCTGTTGCTCATCTATGCAGCCGCGCGACTGGCCGCCCTGTCCGGCGCCCGAAAAATCTCCTCAGAGTCTGCTCCATCTGGCGCGTCACGGTCTTTTACATATGATTCGGCCGGTACAGATTACCTGTACACCCAGATCCTCGACTGGGATAAAAACGGCTGCCTGTCCGGGCTTCCTCTTTCAGGAGCAAAGGTTGGGCTATTCATGGTTGTAGGAGGCTGCTGATGTCATGGATTCCTGTGGCGCAGCGGCTGCCTAAGCCATTTACTCGCGTCTGGTTAAAAACCTCCTGCGGCCGGCAGACCACTGGCTACGTGAAAAGCAGCGGTGATTGGGTGATTAACTGCCCGCGCATCGCCGTCGAGAAGCCTATTGTGACGAGCTGGAAGGAGTAAGCCATGTCAGAGTTAGCTCGCTGGTCCTATACCGGCAAAGCGACGTTCTGGAAGCGCCTGGCTGGGCAGAATGAGATGGGCGACCCGATGGGCTTCGCTGAACCAGTGGTGATTGATTGCGGGTATCAGGGTGGCCTGAGTAAGCGCCTGGGCAGTATCGGGGCGGAGCGTGTCGTAAAAAACACGGTCTGGACCGAGTTCGCTGGAGCAGATACCGGTGATTACATCCTGATCGGCGTCTCTTCCGAACCTGATCCGCTGAAAGCCGGCGCCGATGAAGTTATGCAGGCTGTGCGCTTCGAAGATACTTTCGACCGCCTGGCTGATGACTTCGCGATCATTACGGGGGCATAGCATGGGCGTGAAGGTTAAAGGCATTGAACAGGCGAAGCGCAACCTTGATGCGTTGATAGATGATATTCAGGGGCGTAAAGCTGTCAGAGCGCTGCAGAGCGCGCTGATCATCGGTTCTTCTCAGGCAGCGCTTTACACGCCGATCGACACGAATACGCTTATCAACAGCCAGTACCGTGAGCTGAGCGTGAATGGAAGTCGGCTAACCGGGCGCGTGGGCTACTCAGCCAACTACGCGGTTTACGTGCATGACCCGAATATTCCGCAGAACTTCCGGCGCGCCACGGCGCAGAAAGAGTTCCTGACCAAGGGCTTCGAAGACTCACGCGAACTCATCGACAGGACGATCAAGAAGGAGATGGCACTGTGACACGTCACGACTTCCATTATGTCGGTGATGGGCGTGGCCGCCGCCGTGTGTTAGTAAACGGCAACGTGATAAAGCATGTAGTCTGGGCTGATATCACCCGTGGCGTGCTGCTTTACCATCCATCGCCGCTTCGCCGGCATAAAAACGGCCGGGATGAAATCTATTCTCGCCGCCTGCGAGGCAGCATCGAAGTGATCATGATGGAGGATTTGCCGTGACGCCTCCTATGCATACGCGGGTGCGCAATTACTTCGCCAATGCCGGGCTAGCTGAAGGCTTCACTATTCAGCAGCTGATCTGGTCGGACAGTCAGAACCTTGCTGAAGCGTTTATCGTATTCCGGCCCAACGGCGGCTCAGCGGTACGCAATGGCCTCGGCGCTGAGTATTACGTGATGGTCGATGTGATCGGCGCTAAGGGCGCGAATGGCGCAGCTGATACTGCAGTACAGAACATCATTGATTACGTGCAACAGCACCCTATGGCTGATGAGTGCGTCGGCTACCTCGAAAACCTCGGCGGCATTCCCGCTCCCGTTCTAACTACCGAAGGCCGCCTGGTCTATCGGCTCCAGTTTGTCGCCACATTCGGCGCTTAACTAAACGTCCAAGAGGATAGAAATATGGCAGATTGCCAGAACAGCAACGAACGTTTGTTCGGTGGCGCCGTTGTGCTTGAAGTGGCTGACGGCTGCAGCGATGCGCTCCCGCAAGAGTCAGAGTGGAAAGCTCTTGCCGCCGGCACAAGCAAAGGTTTCGACTTCAGCCCTAATAGCGTCACCAGTGATGCTGATGATGGTAAGGGTTACGTTGAGACGATCGTCACCAACTCGGATTTCACTATCAGCTTTGAAGGTGAGGTGCGTAAGAAAGACAAGCTGGACCAGTACGGCATTGGCCGCTTCATCAAGTATTACCACACTGAAATCAGCAACCGTCGCCAGCCCGGCATCTGGGTTCGCCTCGAGTATGGTCCGGTAACATTCATCGGCTATATGAACATCACCGCGCTCAGCTCTGACGGCGGCACAAATGACATCGTGTCTCTGACAACTGAGTTCAAGGTGGGCGATGCGAGCACCATTCAGGTTATCGACACTGATGAGACCGTACCGGCTACCGGCGTGACCGTGTCCCCGGCGACGGCAAGCCTGGTTGTTGGCGCGACTCGTCAGCTGACCGGCGCAGTTCAACCGACCGACGCTACCGATCGCACTGGCACCTGGACCACTTCAGACGCATCGAAGGCGACCGTCAGCAGCACCGGCCTTGTCACCGCAGTAGCGGCGGGTTCGGCGACAATCACGTTCAAACCCAACGACGGCAACTTTACCGGCACCTGCGCGGTTACTGTTACCGCTTCGTAACCATTCCAAGGGGCAGCGTGCTGTCCCTGATAATGCTTATGGAGAGCGTATGACCCCTTACAAAGAAATTGGCGAGTGCCTGATATCGCTGGGTGAACGTGATTACTTTTTCCGACCGTCATTCGCAAACATGATGCGAATCGGCGAGCCAGCCGCGATTGTTCAGGCATTTTATGACCTGCACAACGATGAATACACCTCGTTGGTTAAGCGCTCGATCGCCGCTTACAGCGGCGTTCCTCAGTGGCTGATGAGTTACATTGCCCGGCCACAATTCAATAAGAATGTGGTCTACTCAGCGATGAATGTGCTGTCAGCTTGCTGTGATGAAGACATCACTGATCTGGTCGGAGAATTACGCCCCGGAAAGTCTGGAAAGTGGCTCTTCGTGTACCGCAAAGGCGCAATGCCGGTAAGTGACATGGTTCTGATCGCACAGTCTCTGATTCAGCATGGAATCATCGGGAAGGCAAAAGTAAGAAGGTTGCAAAAGCATGAAGGGGCCAGCACTTCATCTGAGTTCAACGCCTTCGAGTACATCAGCGCAGCCCGCACGCACCTCGGCATGAGCCGGGAGGAGGCGGGGCAGCTGACGATGACTGAGTTTCAGATGCTATTTGCTGCGAAATACCCAGAGCATAAAGGCTTCACTAAAGAAGAGTATGACGCTGTTGCCGATGCCCATTTAGCACGCCAAGCCAGGAGGAGATCAAAGGCAATGGCTCAATTAGCTTAACTTTTCATCATCCTTGTCTCTCAGTGCAATTATCATATTTTGTGCGCCTTCTAAGGATTTCTCTAAATCTTGCTGGCTCATCCCTGATGCTTTGATTTTACAACCATCTTTTTCGATAATTATAGTTTTGTGGTTGTGGCGCTTAGTAAACGCCCAGATCCCAGCAGCCACAGTGCCCCAAAATGCTTTAGATTCGATTAATGCTATTGCTATTTGCTGTAGATCAGAAGAATTGACGATAAAACCCATGCCGCCACTTCTTCTCTGACTTGTTCCTACAAGGATCGGAGAGTACTTGATGTCATTTTCACGTAGAGATGCACAAAAAGCAGCAGCTATATCGGATGGGAAAGATACCTTTAAAGGCGGCCTGTCCATAGAAATCACCTATGAAAATCTTATTTCAAGGTTGCGCGGCTTTTATATTTTTGCATCAGCAGCCTTGATGTCTGTAATCAGCGGGCACGTGAGCCTGTCTTTTTATGACATGCATAGTAGCCAATGGAAAAAACAAATGGATCGCGTGGAGAATAATCCGAAGCGCAACAATAGTGAATCCTGACATATGATCAGTGCTTATGTTTTGCATTGTCTTGCGGCCACTCCATGCTAGGATTTCCCCCACAGATACCACTAGGGAAAGGGATATGAAATTAGCTTTAGTTATGATGGGGTTGCTGGTGTGCTCCGTAGCGCATGCTGATTTAGAGAGTGCAGCAAAAAATCTAAGCGAGTGCGTAACTCAATATGCAGAAAGCCAAGTCAAAACAAGCAAATCAGCTGGCATCATCTCTGATGAAGCTTTTAATAGATGTAGCGCTCAACTCTCTGAGTACCATGACTCAATTGGCCCTGATAAAACACAATGGTCTGGTTTAAGTGCACAACAAAAAGAAGCCATTTCAAAAATCAGGGATCAGGCAACAACAAAAGTCCGCGAGAGTATTTCTTCACAAATCGTCACCTTCATTTCTGAATCGCGCAAGAGCTCTTAGCCCGCTCCGACGGGTTTCTTAGTTATAGCTTTTGCAATACCGTAAATGATTGTAATAACGATAAAGTTCATTTCTTTTTTGACGATATCGACATCAGTGTCAGTCTATGAAAGGAGTGAATGATGGTCAGCAAAGCAAAATTAGCCCTAGTCGCAGTGAGCATGATTTTTGGCATTCCGCTAACTATGTCTGGTCTGCAACTAAAGGAAGGAATGTTTCTAAAGCAGATGGTGAATTGCCAAGAGGATGCTTCTAACAGTGTCATGTCACTTTTAGATCGTGACATCAACACCATCAGAGGAGGAGAGTTTGAACACATATCAAGTAATCTCAAAACCTGCACTAAAGACATCAACCCAAGAATTGGCGTTGTGACCTTCTTGCGCAATGAGCACGAAAGGAACACCAAAGAGACCGCGGCTATCAAATAGTTGTATTGCTTCCCATTGCATCTCACCCCGGCTAGGATTTATCCCACTGTTACTTATGGGGATAGGGATATGAAGAAACTGATTTTGGGCGCAGTGGCTGTAGTTGCATCAATTAATTGCTTTGCTGCTGAAGATGCAAAAATCATCGAAGCTGTCGAGAAAGATGTAAAGACAAACTTTTTCCCGGCTGATGTTAAGGTTAAAAGTGTTGAGAATGTGAGGTTCTTCCCAGGTGACAATGACACTCCTTATGCCAGATTTGGCAACGTTTGCGGTTCAGCCATCGTGAGCAAAGGTGAGATGAGTAAGAGACTGATTTTCATCACTACTGTAAAAGAGAAATCATCTCAGTTATCTATTGAAACTCCATCGATCTATGACCTTGATAATCAGGATGAGATAGCCAGGGATGACCTTAAGAAAAGATGCAAATAATATGACCCGCCCCGGCGGGTTTTTTAATGCCCGGAGATCATGATGTCAGAAAAAGTCGGAGAGATTTATTACGAGGTTGGCGCTGACATTGCTCCACTCCTGCAAGGTTCAACGCAAGCGAATGCTGCGCTTGATGCTATGGGTAAGGGTGCTGACAAGGCATCAGATAACATGGATGGTCTTGCGCGATCGTCATCAAAATCAGGCAAAGCAGTTGCACGAGCTGCTGACGACGCAAGCCAGGCTGCGAAGATCATGGAGCGTCTTGGTAACGAAATCGCTGTGCTGGAAGAGGCAAACCAGAATGGCGCCCGCAGCGCCACCGTGCTGGCCGCACAACTTATAGCGGCAGGCGACGCATCAGAAGCGCAGACAAAGGAGATTGGCAATCTTGCGGGCAAACTATTCGATGTAAAAGAGGCGGCATATGAATCAGCAAAGTCACTTTCTGCAAACGCTGCGGCCGTCCAACGCGCTCAGTCAGCCATTACGTCATTGGAAGGCGATGTATCGGTTTTAACTACAGAAATGGAATCCGGTTCGCGTAGTGCGGCCATTCTCGCTGCACAACTCAAGGCAGGCGAAGGCGCAACTCAGGATCAAAAGAACCGTATTGGAGAGCTAACAGGTAAGCTCTATGACATGAAGGCAGCGCAGGATGCTTCAACGCGCGCCACGATGCAGGCATCTAAGCAGGCTGCCCAACAGGCTAATGATGCAGCCAAGCTTCGCTCAATGTCTTCCAGCCTCACGCAGCAGATAGCAATTCTGACTGAACAGCAAAATAATGGAGCTAGAAGCGCAGCAATGCTGGCGGCGAGACTACAGGCCGGATCAACTGCCACAGCGCAGCAGAGAAAAGAGATTGGCGAGCTTGCTGGCAAGTTATATGACATGAAGCAGGCTCAGGACGCAGCATCATCATCTACTGAAAAGGCAGCAGCATCATCTGGAAGGATGGAGATGGTGATGAATAGGGTTGGTCTGGCTATCGCTGGTGCTTTCACGCTTCAAGCTGCTGGGCGAATCATCTCTATTGCGGATCAGATGTCGATATTAGAGGCTAGAGTTAAAAGGCTATCGCCCTCCCTGGATGAAGCAAAAAAAACAATGTCTTCACTGAGTGCAATAGCCGCGCAAACTGGCAGCAGCCTCACGGACACCGAAGCTCTCTGGGAGAAGCTGAGCCAATCTTTGAAATCAGCTGGGGTGGCAAATTCACAGATTCTTGCATTAACAGAAACCCTTCAGAAAATAGGCACGGTTGGTGGATCATCGAGTCAAGATATGACCTTGGCTCTGCGCCAGTTCGGACAATCGCTTGATAAGGGGGTTATTCAGGCAGAAGAGTTCAACTCTATTATTGAGCAAATGCCTGAACTGGCCCGTCAGATGGCGGCGGGACTTGGTATTAGTGTTGGTGAGTTACGCAAGAGGATGCTTGAAGGAAAACTGACAGCAGAAGATGCATTGAATGCCATCATGTCGCAGGCTGTCAAAGTCAGCGAAGAGTTCGACAAAATGCCTGTCAGTGTTGAACGTGCAAAAAACAGTCTTGATGTCGCTTTTAAGAACGTTATTTCTGACCTGAATGAATCAATCGGGCTAACAAGGTCTCTGGCCGGGGCCATGACACAGCTTTCAAACAACCTGAACTACTTCAACAAGAACGCAGGAGACGCTGGAAGGCTCCCCAAATTGATTGAGCTTCAGAAGCAATACACAAGCGAGGTTCAGGAAGGACAAAAGTGGTGGGAGACTCAGTCCGTCTACCAGCAGCGGGTTGGCCAAGCGACATTTAATCTTAAGAACACAGAAGCTGAAATCAGAAGCATTCGCGCAGCCTCCACAAAGGAACTTGAAAGTCAGTCGAAAATTGTTATCCCAAAATCGACGGCTGACAGCAAAGAAGCTAAGGATCTGGAGAGGAAGTCTCAGCGGCGCTTGGAGCTATCGAAGCTTGAAGGTCAGGCTAAGGCTAGACTGCAAGCTCAATATGATGCTGAAGATGCCGGCATAACTGACAGTAAACGTGTGAAAGCGCTGCAGGAAGAGTATGCAGCCACTGAGAAAAATACATCTGCAACTAAAGCTGGAAATGCAGAAGCGAAAAGGTCTGCATCTCAAGCAGAAACAGTAACGCAGAAGCTGGAGGCCCTCAGAGCTAAGTCAGAGCAGGTAGGAGATACCACAAAGGAACTATCGCGAGCTCAAGCCATTCTTGCTGCGGAGCAGTCTCTGGGGAAAGGCGCTACTGATACTCAGATAGAGCAGGCCGGAAAGTATGCGGCAAAGATTTGGGATCAAAACAACGCCCTCAAGCAACAGGCCCAAATAAAGCAGGGCATGAAGTTCGCTCAGCAGGAAATCGCTGCATCCGAGGTTATGCCAGATGCTAGATCAGGCGCGGTTCAGAATCCAACAGCTCAGATTGACCTACAGGAACAGCAGAAACTCGAGGCGTTAGCCAAATATCAGGCCCTAGATGTACAGAATGCGCAGCTTTATGAGGATGCCAAAACTGCCATTCAGCGACAGGCAGCCAATGCTCGCCAACAGATAGCAGAGAACGAAGCGAACATGCAGGCGCAGGCGATCTCTTCGATCATTGGGTCTGTGTCACAGGGTTTCGATGGACTCGCCAATCTGGCCGCTGGCGCTGCAGGTAAAAGCAGCGGCGCTTATCAGGCTATGTTCGCTCTGAGCAAAGGATTTGCAGTTGCACAGGCCGCCTTGAACCTACAGCTTGCCATCTCGCAGGCAATGGCTGACCCAACAGCATTAACTCCGGCGCAGAAGTTCGCCAACTATGCGGCGATCGCTAGTGCAGGCGCCTCACTCCTTTCGAGCATTGGCAGCATCTCATACGGCGGCGGACGCGAGCACGGCGGCCCTGTTAGTGCCAATAGCATGTACCGTGTAGGTGAGGGCGGCAAGCCTGAAATCTTCAAAGCCAGCAACGGCAGCCAGTACATGATCCCCGGCGACAGAGGGCGGGTGATCAGCAATAGCGATATTGGTGGTGCAGGCAGTGAAGGCGGCGGCACAGTGTTTAACGTTGCATTCAATATCCAGACTACCAACGGCATTGACGATGCCACCATGCAGAAAATGGCTGGCATGATGAAACAGGTAGCGCTCTATCAAATCAAGGACCAGAGCACGCGCCCAAAGGGAATGATTCAGCCTAGAAAATAAACAGCGGTCTGGTGTTATTTTCACTCCAATAAACAGGAGGTAGATTATGAAAATGGAAGCTGAAGTTGGAGATATTACTGCATTTGACAACGTAAACGGCCAAGGGATTTTGGCTCGTGTTGATTTCATTGACTACGAAGCTTCACACGAAAGAATCGTTGTGAATGTCATGCTACCGCTGGATAAAGATGCAAGTCTGAAGGAGGTTGAGTCCAGAGTGCTTGAAAAAGCTAAGCAGCAGCTTAAAGAGCTAGTTGCTACGTTCTGACTCTACCTCATCTAATTGAACCCGCTACCGCGGGTTTTTTATTTGGAGTAACCATGCCAGAAACTTTCATCTGGAGTCCACAAAAGGGCTTCACGGTTTCGCGCGCGCCAAATGTGGCAGTAGTGAAACTTGGCGACGGCTATGAGCAACGCCAGACCAAAGGTATAAACCCGCTGATGGACAGCTACTCGCTGACGTTTGTCGGGTATGACGATGCAAAGTGTTCCCGGACTAACGTGGCAAAAGCCGCAGAAGCATTTCTGAAAGCGAGGATGTCCGTCGAGTCGTTTTACTGGACTCCTTCAGATACGGGCGTGCAGAAGCTATTCGTTTGCCGATCCTGGTCGCTGCAGAAAACGGGGAGTGTTGATCAGTTAACCGCGACGTTTGAGCAGGTGCCACGATGAGAGACATACCAGCAGAACTCATTATCGAGAGCGTTGACGCCGGGGTCGGCGCGATGCTCGACCTGTTTGAAGTGGACCTGCAGTCGTTTGGCGGTGACGTCATCCGCTTTCACGCGGGGACCAACGGCTATTACAACGATGTCATCTGGCAGGGCCGCGCTTACTCGGCTTATCCGATCGCCGTCGAAGGGTTTGAAACCAAGTCTGAGGGCACCTATTCGCGACCCACAATGAAGGTGGCGAACATCTCTGGCTTGATTACCGGCATCAACCACGATTTCGACGACGCTCTGGGCGCCGTTGTAACCCGCCGGCAGGTGCTTGTGAAGCATCTTGACGCGGTGAACTTCCCGAAAGGGAACGCCAATGCCGATCCGACCATGGAGGCCGTTTCGCGCTACGTCATTGAGGAGATGGCTGAAGAGACCTTTGAAACGGTGACTTACAACCTGGCGACGCCGGTCGACTGCGACAATGCGATCATCCCTGCCCGCACTATCCTCGCAGACGTGTGTCAGTGGGTTTACCGTGGCGACGGTTGCGGCTACTCCGGTCCTGCGGTGGCTGACGAGAAAGACAACCCAACCTCAGACATGTCTAAAGACAAATGCTCAAAGCACCTGAGCGGATGTGAGTTCCGTTACCCCAAGCCAAAACCTAAGCCATACGGCGGCTATCCCGGATCAGCGAAGGTGTCATGATGCTCGAGACTGAATGCCTGCAATACGCAGAAACCTCCGGCGATGAAGTCTGCGGCCTGATTATCGACGGTCAACAGCTTTGGCGATGCCGCAACACGCATCCTGAACCGGCGCGCAATTTCCGAATTGACGAGGCAGACTGGCTTGAAGCAGAAGCGGCGGGAGAAATCACCGCCGTTTTTCATTCTCATCCTAATACGAAACTGGTTCTTTCTGCTGCCGATCGCAGCGCGCAGCTGGCTACCGGCATCGACTGGTGGTTAGCCAGCGACGGCCGCCTTCGCAAATTCCGTCCGATACCGCACCTGCTGGGCCGACGCTTCGAGCACGGCGTGACGGACTGCTACACGCTTTTTCGCGACGCCTATCATCTCTGCGGCATCGATCTGCCTGACTTCGAGCGAAGCAACGGCTGGTGGGTCCGCGGCGAAAACCTTTACCTGAAAAACATGGCGGCCAACGGCTTCAGTGAAGTCGGCTTTGAGGCCATCCAGCCCGGCGACGTAATTATCAGGCGCGCCTTTCCTGAATGCGATCCATGCCACGCAATGATTTGGTTGGGTGAAAACACCATCCTGCACCACGAGGTGCACGGCAGGCTTAGCCGCCGCGAACCGCTTCGACAGATTCACGTTCCTCTTATTCACTCCATCTGGAGACACGAACAATGCTCACTTTTGGATTTGCGGGGAATTTACGACGACATTTCCGCCAGATCGCTTTGAACGTCGACACGCCGGCGCAGGGGCTTCGGCTGCTGCTGGCGCAGTGCCCTGAGTTCAAGCGAGACTTCTACCAGACCCGGCTGCGCATGCGCATAGACGGCAGCGACATTTCTGGCGACACGCTCGGATTTCACATGAACCGCCATTTAAAAAACGGCGCCAGGGTACTTTTCGTCCCGGTTGTTGAAGGCTCAATTAGTGCGGTGGCTGCGACGTGGATCATGGTCGCAGTGACCGTCGCATCAGTGGCTTACTCGCTTTATATGACCTCGCATATGAAGACGAGAACATCAGCAGATCAGGACACAAAATCCATCACAAACAACTCTTTTACCAGCGCGGAAAACCGAATCGGGCAGGGACGACCTGTGCCACTTCTGCTGGGTGAGATGGTTGTAGGCAGCAACGTTATCAGTCTCGGTATCGACACAACCAACAATCAGGACTGGGACATTTCAATTAGCTAAGGTGACAGCATGAGTTCAGGCGGCGGTGGCGGCAGCACTCCAAAATTAATCGACGATAACCTCAAATCAAAGCAGTTCCTCCGCGTTCTTGACCTTATATCAGAAGGGCCGATTTACGGTCCGGTAGACCAGAGTCATCTTTCCTCTTTCATGCTGAACGACACCCCTGTTACTGATGTCGCAGGCGGGGTAACCATCAATGGGGTGAGCGTTGCCTGGCGCCCCGGAACGGCATCACAGGCGCCAATTAATGGCTTCAATACGGTTGAAGCCACAACGGTCGTTAATACTGCTGTAACGCAGTCAACGCCTCTTGTTCGCACCGTGACAGACACTGATGTTGATCGCGTACGTATGAACATCGGCGTATCCGGACTTGTTGAACAGGACACAAAAGGCAACCAGCACGAAACCACCGTATCTATGGTTATCGAGACTCGAGTGGGTGCCGGGTCATGGCAAATACAGAAGACAGTAACCATCCGTGGCAAACAATCCGGTGAGTACCTTGAAGCCCACCTTATTGATGCTCCTCAGACGAAGCCCTTTGATATCCGCCTGCGTCGCATCACACCAGACAGCACCAGTGATTTACTGACCAACGGGACTATCTGGAACAGCTACACGGAAATTACTGACGATAACCTCTCTTACCCCTATGCGGCCATTGCCGGCTGTGTGGTAGACCGTGACCAGTACACCGATACGCCAACACGCACCTATCACCTGCGCGGCCTGATTGTCGATGTGCCGGATAACTATGACCCGATCGCGCGCACTTACGCTGGCATATGGACGGGCGGTTTCAAGCCAGCCTGGACGAATAACCCCGCGTGGATCTTCCGGGCGCTGGTTAAAAACACCCGTTACGGCCTGGCGAAGCGCGCAGGCTATATCGACGTCGATGACGGCAGCCTGTATGTGCTGTCGCAGTTCTGCGATCAGCTGGTCGATGATGGCTATGGCGGCAAAGAGCCTCGCTTTATGCTCAACGCCTACATCACCGAGCAGAAGAGTGCGCGCGAGCTGCTTGACGACATCGCCGGGATGTTCCGTAGTATTGCTCTGTGGGACGGTATGCGCTTCTCTGTGATGCTTGACAACCCGCAGGACCCGGTTGCCTCGATCACCAATGCAAACGTAGTGGATGGTTTGTTCACCTACAGCTCGATGAAGCGCTCAGAACGCTATAACGCGGTTATCGTCTCCTGGACCGATCCTAACAACGGCTGGTCACAGGTCAAAGAGTACGTATCCGACGATGCGCTCATTGATCGCTACGGCTACAACGAAACAACCATGGAGGCTTTTGGCTGCACGTCTCGCGGCCAGGCGTTTCGAACAGGCAAATGGCTTATTGAGACGGCGAAGCGTGAAACCAAAAAGACCACGTTCAAGATGGCGCGCGAAGCCATTCGGTTTATCCCCGGCGACGTGGTTGAGGTTCTCGATAACAACTATGCCGCCACCCGTCTTGGCGGCCGGATCATTGCTCATGCGGGCGCTTCAATAACGGTAGATGCGGACGTCTCAGATCTGGCCGGCACCGGCGACAAAATGTCGCTGATGGGTTCTGACGGCAAATTCGGGAAGTATGAAATAGCCAGCGTTGCAGGCCGCATCATCACGCTGAAATCGGTGCCTGCCTGGGTAAGAGATGGCACGGTGTTCGTCATCTCAACGGGTGAGGTCGCACCGCGGCTGTTCCGCATCATGGGTATCTCCGAAGATGACAACAACTCGGTTTACAGCATCACGGCTACGCTGCATGACCCGAACAAGCAGGCAGTAGTAGATGATGGCGCCGTGTTCGAAATGCCCAACGATACGCTGAACGGTTATCGCGTCCCGAACATTGAAAATCTGCGCATCATCAACACGAACAGCGAAACCGTCCAGGTGACCGCCACCTGGGAGACTGCCACGCTTACCAAGAAAATCGTGTTCGAGCTGTACGTGTACACCACTGACGGCAAGGTTGTCGCTCAGTACGAAACTGACCAGTTCCGGTACGATTTTTATGGGCTGGATGCGGGAAACTACACGCTTGGCGTGCGCGGACGTAACGAAAACGGGATGAAGGGCGCTGAGACGCAGGTTAGTCTTGTCATCGGCGCGCCGGCGCCGCCGACCTTTGTGCAGTGGAACCCTGGCATTTTCTCAGCCGATATTGTTCCGGTATTGAGCGTCAGCTCGACGACTGATACCACCTTCGAATTCTGGTTCACCGGTGAGGTGCCTGCCAGCAGCATCGGCAATGTGGAAAATGAGGCTCAGTTTCTGGGTCGCGCTTCACAGTGGACACTGCACGGGCTCAAGGCTGACAAAACCTACTACATGTACGTGCGCACTAAAAATGCGTTCGGTGTGTCGGCGTTCGTTCAGGTATCGGGGCAGGCCTCGTCCGATATACCAGGCATGATTGACTATATCGATGAGCAGATCCGTAAATCAGAAGCATTTGAAAATTTGTCCTCAAATATCGACACAAATATTGAAGGCCTTTTGCAGAATGCGCTGAATCTCGATGCGTCTGTTGATCATCAGTTCGAGGCTTTCGGGCGAAACCGCGCAGATATCATCAGCGTCAGGCAGACCATCGCAACGAATGATTCGGCATACGCCCAACGCATGGATCAAATTCAGGCGCAGTCTGACCAGAACACCGCGTCCGTACAGCAGGTATCAAGCGCATACGCAGACCTCAGCGGCAAGCTTTCTGCTCAGTGGGGCGTAAAAGTGCAGGCAGACAGCAACGGGGTCAAATACGTCGCAGGCATGCAGTTAGGTGTCGAGGGAAATGGCGGCTCTACTCAGTCGTTTGCATTATTCAGCGCGGACACATTCGCAATTTATAACACCAATAACCAGAGCTATCAGCTGGCATTCGCCGCTGTTAACGGGCAGGTATTTATAAATGACGCGCTGATTAACTACGCCTCTATCACGCTGGCTAAGGTCGGGTCTTGGTATTCGGCAAATTATGTTCAGGGCAAATCAGGAACGATCATGCGTAAAGACGGGTCTTTCGAGTTATATGGAGGCTCAGGAACATCAGGCGGGAGCGTTCTCAATGAAACAGGTCTGGCTGTTTACGACAGTAACGGCGTTGAAAGGTTTAAAGCGGGGAAACTGTACTGATGGCAGACGTATATGGAGTCAGAATTACGCCTGACGATGGCGGGAAGCAAATAATACTGGATGCATCGATGCGTTATGCATCCTACCTCGGAAGCGCCTCAATGATGGCTAATGCTACTTCTTCAGGAGGATTTAAGTCTCAGCCGGCGAACAGCAAGCCATTAATCGTTCCGAGGAACCTCGTCAGGGTGTATGAGGGCACTAACCCTGCGGGCCCGCCGATGGCTTACATTAAAAGCATATCGTTTAGTGGAAATACTCTGTATTTCAACGCCAGATATATAAACCCGAACACCACCACGCCACAGGCTGTTGAGGCTGGTTATGCTGATGTGTTTTCGGTTTCGTATGCGGCCAACCCTGCGGTGCAATACGGGGTAAGAATTACAAACGGCTCCAATTTCATGGAAATAGGGGATGTTTCTTACCTCGGATTTGTCACTTATCGGGCTACGGTGAATATAAGCGGTGAATGGTATGTGCCGTCCAGCGTTCTTAACATGGGCAGCTATATAATCTTTGCCCGATGGTCAAATACTGATACGCCGCTTTACCTTGACCGTTCAACTAACGCCATAAGGACCTATACGGCATTCGGCAGCGTAGATGGTTCAGCTCAGGGCGGAACGGTAAATAACGTGCAGATTGTCATCGTATCCTGCGGATTTTCACCATCATTACCCGCGTCAGGGTATGGGATGGTAATAAGGAATGCATCTAACCAGATTACCTACTCCAGTAAATACCCTCCAGTCATGTGGCCTGATGCATATTATGATATGGGGGCATACGAAAACTATGATGACTCAACTGGCGAAGTTCTGTCATGGGTCAGCCCAACGGGCTCAGTATCCCAGCCGATGGTTCCTCTTTGCAGCTTAGGGGTACAGAGAGGGGATTATTCCCGTAACACAAACATATACACGTTCAGGAAATGTCTTGAGTCCGGGATGAAAATGAACGGCAATGCTATTAGCTCTGCCCGGGCCAGATCTACGGGAAGAGAGGTGGCGCTTTATCAATACCCCAAGGCAGTGCAGGCTTCTTGCCAGCTTCCCTGTATCGATGCAAGTTACTATTTCTGACCCTCAGACCTCTATATAACCCGGCCACTGTGCCGGGTTTTTTATTGCCCGGAGAAAACTATGCCAGCAGGCACTATTACACTCACCAATAACTCAACAACTGTGACCGGCTCTGGAACGAGCTTTACCTCAGAGCTAAAGCCGAATGACTTCATTGTCGCAGTGGTTGGCGGCGTGACTTATACACTTGGCGTGCAGTCTGTTAATTCAGCTACCAGCGTGACGCTCACAACAGCATACGGCGGCTCTACAACATCCGGGCTTGCATGGAATGCAGTTGCAAATGCAGCACTCGTTGGAATAACCGCTCAGGTCGCTGCAGATGTCGCTAAAGCTATTCGCGGATTAAATCTGGACAAGGCGAACTGGCAGCAGGTTTTTAGTGGCACAGGGAGCATCACCGTTAATTTACCTGACGGCAGCTCATATACGGGGCCGGCATGGAGTTCTATTACTGCGGCCCTGAACAATAAAGCCAACTCTACGGATGTTCTCACCAAGGCTGACAATTTAAACAGCGTTGCTGACAAGCAAGCGGCGCGCACAAATCTGGGTCTGGCATACGGGACGGCAGCAGGCACTGTTACTCAGGGTAATGATGCAAGGCTGGGGACGCTGAATAACAAATCAGGCGGCAACGTATCGTCTCTGGTCAACGTCAAGGGCGACATTCTCTCTCAAAACGTGTTTGGCGACAGCACGCAGGGGCGCTGGTCGTCTGAGCTGAGGGCTGTTCTTGATGGGTGGGGTAAGCCCAATGATGCCCCTTCAGGCGTTAACGGTGCATTCTTTGGCTGGGCAACAATTTCACCATCCGCAGCAGGCGCGCCGGTACAAGGGCAGATAACAGGAAGCAGCTTCTGGCACGGGACTAAGCGCTGGTATTTCCCGTTTGACACTGGCAATGCGATCGCGCCGGGAACGTGGGTATCAAACTCAGATGAGCGCATTAAAACCAACATAGAGCGTATTGATGATCCGCTTGGCAAGATGAGGCTGATTAAAGGGGTAACCTGGGAGCGACTGGACAACGCCGCCCCTGGTATTGGGTTCATTGCACAGGACGTTCAGGCCGTATTTCCCGACAGCGTATTTGTGTCAGGCGACAGAACCCTGAAAGATGGCACGGTAGTAAAAAACATACTTTCACCCGATACATCAGGTGTGGCTGCAGCGCTACATCATGAGGCCATCCTGGCGCTGATGGAAAAAATTGATAAACAGGATGCAATTATCGCTGAACTGCAGAAGCGCATGAATGCTAATGCCTGAACGGTAAGTTAATTTTCAATGTATTGTTAAAATAATCTTTCGTTGAGTGTAATATGCTGATATTGTCTTAAGTGCCATATCTAAATAAGGAAGTTTGAGATGAGCTCCAGGTTTGTTTTGCCCGCTTATCAGCCATTAAAATTGCGCGTATTTCTGCTTGTCGTCATTATAACTATTTTTCTGCCTTCTTTTGGCTTTTCCTTATTTTATCCATGATATCTAAGGTCAGAAAAAACAGAAAAAATAACCCTACTTGTCTTTTTCATTTTATAAAAGATAAAGGCGTTTTTGATGAAATTATCGAATCAAAATGTTTGATTTCATTAACCGGAGGGAGAGCCTATGCCACATCTATATTTAATCCTTATCTCGGTGCGGGATTTACCGATAAGGAAAAATTAAAATATGTAATAATCATTTATAATTTTGATGGGGTCTTTAAGCCAATAATAAATGGCGTTTGGGATTATTTTCAGGTTTGGAAGTGGTGGAAATTTTACAGAAGTGAATGGGTATCTGTAAACAAACAAGATATTGGTTTGGCAATTCAAGCTGATAATATCAAGGTTGAAAATACAAGCTACAGGAGGTTTAACAGTGATCTGTTTGTGGCTTTTAATTATTACATAGAACGTAGGCCTTACGAGATTAATAATACTTCGAATGTGATTGAAAGACAGAAGCTATGGTTCGCTATTGGTGAAGGTTTTCTTTCATTGTTAGCTGCTGCTTTTATTTTTTATGGTAATGTTATGACTATTAATACATTTCTTTTGTTCTTTGATTTTCACGGAAGTTGGATAAGGGAAATAAAGGTTTTTTTTGATTGGGTGCTACCTAACCAGGACTTTTCCCACATCCTCCAACAAAACAAGCTGGTTTTTTTTATTGCTTCAGCAATTATTATCGTTATTGGCGTAATTATAAGATACATATATTTAAAGCTGAGAAGAGATGCAATATGTGATCGAAAGAGGCTGCAAAAACTAGAAGATTCATCCAGCATGTGAGGCTATCCATTTTCCAAAGCCCCAGCGGAGGGTCAAAAGTATTCCGCCGATCTAAACAGCCTACGGGGTGGGGCGGCTAAGCTTAACCACTCGCAGCAGTAGCATTCACAAAACGCCCTGTACCATTCAATGCTTTACAAAAATTCGAACCGCAGCGGCTTGCCAAAAATAGATCCTAGCATTACTGTGTTTATATACAGTAATTTTGGGGCGCCCTTATGCCACGCGATTATGAAATCACCACGGCTTTCAAAGATGCGATCAAGCTGGACGCTAAAAACCGGCGGTTAGTGACAACTAACGACTTTCGGTTAGCGCTTGAAAAGTACAATCATCACTGGCCGCTGGAAGAGTGCAACCGCTGGATTAAGCGGTATCAGACCTTCTTCTTCGAACTGGTCACGGACGGAGGAGAGAACAAGACGTGGGCCCTGCGCAACATGGGGTATGTAAGATGAGCGCGTTTTGTATAGAAGAGAGCTTCGATCCTTCATCGCCGAGCGCATTCCGCATCGAGACGCCCGAAGGCTTTGTCATCGTCGACAGCGGCGTAATGATAAAACCTGGCGACGAAGTGGCGTTCCAGTACGACGGCTACCCGATGGTAGGCAAGCTGTTCGCTTCCGGACTGATAACGCAGGACGGCGAAACGATAGACGGGGAAGGTTTGGAGGGAATCATCGTGCTGGGTAAAGTTACCGCCACGATTGTCGATGATAATGATGAGTTCCGGCTGACGATTTGAGCGCAGCAACTTCCGCTCTCATTTTGGGCTTCACGTTGACAAGCTGGTAACGCTGTCTGAAGATTCATCCTGAATGACAGGCATTTTTTTATTTAGTACATCCGTTAGTACATAATTTTAATGGCGCACACGTAAAATATTAATAAGTTATTGATAGGTAAGTAAAATAGACATAAAACAGCTGATATACCTCTGCAACCTCGAACGTGAGCGCCATTTTGGCCGCGCGGCCGAAGCCAGCTTCGTTAGCCAGCCGACGCTCTCTATGCGCCTGAAAAACCTCGAACGCGAACTCGGCCTGTCGCTGATTAACCGCAGCAATAACTTCGTCGGCTTTACGCCGGAAGGGGATCGCGTGCTGGCGTGGGCGCGGGAAATCGTGTCGGTCTATCAGGGGCTGAAGCTGGAGGTCGAGTCGCTAAAACACGGCGTCAACGGTACGCTGCGCATCGGCGTGATGCCGCAGTGCAGCGTGGCGCTGCCGGCGCTGCTAAAAAGGGTGCAGAGCCGCTATCCTCAGCTTAACTACCGCATCGCCGCGCTAAGCGCCGATCAGCTGCTGGAGGCGCTTAACAGTCATACCGTCGACGTCGGCATCGGCTTTTTCGAGCTGGCGACGCTGCGCGAACTGCATTTTCAGACGGCGTTTCTACCCGAGCGCGGCGTTGAAGCAATATTCGATCCGCAGCAGTTTCCCGATCTGGTGGGCGACGAACCGCTCTCGCTCGCCGAGCTCGCCGCCTTGCCGCTCTGCCTCTCCGAGCCGACGCGCTATTTTCGCCGCTATCTCGATATGGCCTTCCGCGAGTCGGGGCTGACGCCGCAGGTAATGGTGGAGAGCGCCGCGATTCTCGAACTGGTGCAGAGCGCACAAGTGGGGCTAGGGGTATTGGTGTCGCCTGTCGGTCATCTGCTGCCGTCTATGCTCCAGGGCATGGCGCAGCGGCCGATTGCCATTACCCATATGGCGCGCCAGGCGGCGCTGGTGATTGCCGAACCGGGTCGCGCCTCGCCGCTGTCGCAACACTTCTTCGACGAGGCGCGCAGCCACCTTGAAGGCTACGCCGCTTCGCCCATGGCGTAA